CAATACTACTAATAAAAGTAAACTAGCAAGTTGTGCCAAGTTTAAAACATTGGTTGAAAGTAAGAAAATGACTGTAAATAGTCGTAGTCTTATAAGTGAATTAAAAGCATTTGTAGCACATGGTGGTAGTTATGCCGCTAAAATTGGTGACACGGATGATTTGATTATGGCTAGTCTATTAGTGACACGAATGTTACAGCATTTAAGTGATTATCATGTGAATTTAGAGACACAGATTCGTGACCACGATGAGTATATAGCTCCGTTGCCCTTCTTTGCGGTTATAAGCTAAGAGGTAAAAGATAAATACAATATGGCTAAAAATCAAGAATCAATCAACCGCTCATTATTTGAGCTATTACGTAGTAGAGGATATGCTCCTACACTATTAGACACTTCAGGTAAGGAAATTCCAGTTCCTGAAGAAGCAGAAGTCTTTCAGTTTAAGTTTACTAAAGACGGAGAAGAATACGGTACAGTAACAGCATCTATTGATGGATTACATAAATTAGTAATTTATTTTGGTGATGATGTTGCTAATAGTGAAAAAGAAGTATCTGCTAGCGGCGACGATTCATGGTATAAACTATTGAATCATCTAAAGCGTTTCTCACAGCAACACCAATTAAGTTTTGAAGTTAAAAACAGAGACCATTTAAAATATGATATGGCAAAAAGGGAACATATGAAAAAGCAAGAAAGAATATCAGAAGGCTATCATCCAATGGGTAAGAAAGCCAGTTATAACGACAATATTCCAACAGTTAAAATTGTTATTGAACATAGTCGTCAAATTGAAGAAGGTGAACAACGTTATCGTAATGTAAACCGTATCTTCTTAGAGAATACACAAGGTGAAAGAATTCTTGCTCCTACAACTAAGCCAGGTATTGCTCAGATATATGCTCGTCATTTAGCTGAAGGTGGTTTACCACATGATGACCGTTGGAATCATATTGGTAGCTTATGTGAAGAATACAACAAGATGGGTGCATTTGTTCGTGCTACACGTAACAATCAGTTCAATGAATCAGCACAACAATTAGTTAATGAAGGTATCAATCACTATCAGAGTTTAAGAGAATCATTAAGCAAGATGCGCGGAGCACGTGGGTACAATAGTTATTTTGAATCATATACTCCTCCATTAATGGAAGATGAAAGTGAAGAAAACAACTTGAACGAATTGTTTGTACAAGAGACATTAGATCCACGCATTGAAAGTGTAATGCCAATATTAAACAAGTTACATAAAAAAGTAGCTGAGATGAAAGAAGTTAATGAGTTAAGCGAATGGGCAGATAGTTTAACAGAAGCCCCCGGAGCAGAAACATTAGCACACAATGTAAAGACTGAAAAAGATAATTTAGACTCACTTGATTTAGAAGAATCCGATACACAATCTAGTAATCCAGGTGCTATACCAGAAGATGAGCTAGATGAAGGTATCATGGATACAGTTAAAAAAGTTGGAAGTAAAGTATTTGACAAATTAGGTGGTGGTAGTGAAGAAGACCTAATTAAGGATTTACAACAAAAAGCTGGTGTAAAAGTTACTGGTAAAAAGCCTGAGTTTGATGTTAAAGCAAAAGAGTTAGCAAGAAGTAACCCGAGTGATCCAGCTGGTAACTTTATGAAGGGTGGGAAAGATTTGGGTATCTTTAAAGAAGAAGGATTAGATCCAGCACAACAAGCCGATCAGAAAATCAATACACCTGCCGCACAACGTAAAGAAAAAGGCGGTGACTGGAAAGTTACTACACAAGATTTAGCTAAAGCTGATGAGAAGAATATGACAAGTTCAGCTGGCATGGCCGCATTGAAGAAACGCATGAACACCATTGAAGAAGATGAAGTTGAAGAAAGCGCACTACAAGCATACTTAGGTGATAAGAAGTATGGCAAAGACGGTATGGATGCATTACGCAAAGCTGGACAAGACCATGCTAGCGAAAAGAAAATGCAAAATATACGTGCTAAGTATAGCAGTAAAGAAGAAGTAGCAGAAGATGGTGAGTTCGCAGGTGATTATGCTACAGGTGAAGCAGGACAATGGCGTAACAAAGGACCTAAGGCACACAAGCCAGCAACAATAGGTGATCTAGTTGGTGAAGGTCAAGAAGATTTAGATGCTATTAAGCGTTTGTTGAATAAGTAATTTAGGTACTAACATGAAGATTAATGCGTTATTAAATGAAAATATCGATAGTGGTACGGTTAAGGCCCTACCAGTAGATAAGGATTTAATATATAAAGCTAGGACTAGATATCCCGGGTATGATGCACAGCAAGCATTGTCATTGTATATTGCCCATGAGATGACAGAAAAAGACAAGGTAGATTCAAATCAAAATAAATTGATTGATACACAAAAACGGGAGAATGCCCGTTTACGTAGTGTAGTTGATGATTTGGGTCAAGAATTACAAGATTTTGAAAGACAATCACAAGAGACAGACCGTGAAGTTGATAGACTAAAACAACTGAGCGGTAACATAAAACAAGATATGCCTGTTACAAAACGTAAGGCAAAGGTAAGTGCAGACGAAATACAAAATTTTAATAAATCGGTGGAAATGATACAACCTAAACCAGGTATGGATCCACAACAAACAAAAGAAGTAAAGAGAGAAATAGTACAGATAACTTCTAATCCCTCATTTGATGATAAAGATTTAAAAAAGATTAAAGATTTAGTATCAATATTAGAAAAACAAAAGACTATTAGCACTAAACTATACGCTAAAGTTAAAGAACAATTAAAAGACACACAAACAGCATTGGATCAAAAAGAAGGTAGATTCTCAAAATACATTGATAAGAAAAAGGGTGAGATCACCGGCATGCAATCACAACATGCTGAGGATATGAAAAAATACGCAAACATCATTGATACATATAAAGATAAAATTCAAGGTTTTGACGACTTTATGAAACAAGAAAAAGATACCATGCTAGACTTAAGAGCAAGTGTTCAACAGGATGCAGAGGATATCAACAAAATAGTAAGTGTAATGAAAGACATGTATAGTACTGCCAGAGATAAAACACAGGATGTTATATCAACTGCTCAAACTCAAGCAAAAACTAATCCTAGTAAATTCCAAGACTTGGAACAAAATCCTGAGTTAGCTAAAGGTAGATATGTTGACATGCAATTGGAATCAACACAATTAACAGAACGAAATCCAATCATATATAAAGATTGGAATGATCCAGAATTTAATGCTTGGATGGATAGAAACCTAATAGTACTAATGAAACTGTTCAAATCTACATACGCTAGAGAGTTATCCAGAAAACAGCCCACATACGGTGATGGTCAAATATCATATGAGCTACAAGAAGAAGCCTGGTATCTAAAAAGAATATTTGATAGTAATGATCCTATCATTACTAAACAAAAAATGGATAGCTATTTGGCAATCGTCAAAATGGCATTGTTTAAACAACCTGTTGAACTATCACATCAGGAAGAATTACCATTAAGTGAATCATTAGATACGACATATTCACGTATGTTGGACAAAATCATTGGATTACCCTATATATAAAAGGGTTAAAAAACCATAGAAAAAAATCTATTTACCCACATATGTGATAAATAGTATTGACATTGAGAGTTAGTAATGCTATACTAACTCTTATGTTAGTCGCTTCATAGGGAAGCGGCGAATATTAAAAAGAGACCATCTCAATTTATAAGGAAATAAAAATCATGGCATCATTAGCAGAAATTCGTGCTCGTATCGCGGCACAAGAAAACAAATCAACTTCTGGTTCAACACAGAAACAATCAGATAACTCTATCTACCCCCACTGGAATATGGACGAAGGCACAACAGCCACATTGCGTCTATTGCCTGATGCAGATAGCAACAACCCATACTTCTGGGTAGAACGACAAATTATTAAACTTCCATTCAATGGAGTTAAAGGTGATCCCAACGTTAAACGTATTGAGGTTCAAGTACCTTGCGTTGAAATGTATGATCCAAAAGCACAATGTCCAATACTAACTGAGGTTCGTCCTTGGTATAAAGATGAAACATTGAAAGAGTTAGCAAACAAATACTGGAAGAAACGCAGTTATTTGTTTCAAGGCTTTGTTCGTCAAAACCCAATTGGTGATGACAAGACACCAGCTAACCCAATTCGTAGATTCATTATTAGTACACAAATCTTTACAATCATTAAAGCAAGTTTGATGGATCCTGAGATGGAAGAATTGCCAACAGACTTTATGCGTGGTCTTGATTTGAATATTAAGAAAACAAGTAAAGGTGGTTATGCTGATTACTCAACCAGTAATTGGGCACGTAAAGAGTCGGCATTGACCGAAGCAGAGCAAGCCGCTATTGAAGCACATGGTTTGTACAATTTGGCAGAGTTCTTGCCAAAGCGTCCCGGCGAAGCAGAATTGCGTGTAATCAAAGAAATGTTTGACGCAAGTGTAGATGGTCAACCATATGACTTAGAGCGTTGGGGTAGTTACTATCGTCCTTGGGGACTGGAAGCACCTGCAGGAGCAACCGCGGAAAAACAAACAGCTACTACTGAAACTAGAGCACCCGCAACCGCCCCCGTAGCAGAAACTTCAGCACCATGGGAAGAAGATGCAATGGCAGCCGCTGAATCTATTAAGGTTCCTACAGCACAACCATCAAGTGACAAAGCACAAGATATTCTAGCAATGATTCGTGCTAGACAAAGCAAGTCTTAAAAGGTAATAGGGAGCATTGCTCCCTACCTAAGGAGAACTCCATGACAACAAGTGATGAAAGATACCGAGCCATTAAGCAAGGTAAAAAACTATTGGAAGAATTATGCGATCCAGGTAAAACACCACGTGTTCCTAGTATCATTAGAGATAGAGCTAGGGGCGCATTACGTCATTACCCAAATGACTGGGAATTAGAATCTATCGCAGAAAAATGTCCAGATATACTAGACAAACAACCGTTACACCTATATACTAACGGTATACACAAACAATAAAGGAATATAATGGCAAAACCATTTGATATCAGTAAGTTCCGTAAGGACATTACAAAAAGTATTGAAGGTCTATCAATAGGATTTAATGATCCTACTGATTGGATCTCGACAGGAAATTATGCTCTCAATTATCTCATTAGCGGCGATTTTAATAAAGGCGTTCCTCTTGGTAAAGTTACTGTCTTTGCCGGAGTATCAGGCGCCGGTAAATCGTTCATCTGCTCAGGAAACCTCGTTAGACACGCACAAGAACAAGGAATCTTTGTAGTCTTAGTTGACTCAGAGAATGCCCTTGACGAAGCATGGCTACACGCACTTGGTGTATCAACTGATGACAACAAGTTGCTTAAACTAAACATGGCTATGATTGATGAAGTAGGAAAAACTATTTCTATGTTCGTTAAAGATTACAAAGCATTACCGGAAACAGATCGTCCTAAGGTATTGTTTGTGATTGACAGTTTAGGTATGTTATTAACACCAACTGACGTAAATCAGTTTGAAGCTGGTGATATGAAAGGTGACATGGGTCGTAAGCCCAAAGCATTAACAGCACTTGTTCGGAACTGTGTTAATATGTTTGGTTCATTGGGTATTGGATTAGTTGCTACTAATCACACATATGCTAGTCAAGATATGTTTGATCCAGATGATAAAATCAGTGGCGGTCAAGGTTTCGTTTACGCATCAAGTATCGTTGTTGCTATGAAGAAACTGAAACTTAAAGAAGATGAAGATGGTAATAAGATTAGTGATGTACGAGGTATTCGTGCAGCCTGTAAGATTATGAAAACTCGCTATGCGAAACCATTTGAATCAGTTCAAGTTAAGATTCCTTATGAAACAGGAATGAGCCCTTACTCAGGATTGTTAGACATGATTGAGAAAGCTGAACTTGTTAAGAAAGAAGGCAACAGTCTCGTCTATACAACACTTGATGGTGAAATCATTAAGAAGTTTCGTAAAGCTTGGGAAGCAAATAGTGACGGTTGTTTAGATACAGTAATGAGTGAGTACGGTCAAAAATCAACTACAAAGATAAGTACTGTAACACCTGAGGAGGAGGGTACAGAATGAGTTTAGCTTTTACAGCAGAAATATGGGACGCCTTACGTACCCATATTGATTTTAATGACCGTAGCGATGCGGCTGACACGTTGATTAATTTGTTAATTGATAATAATTACGAAGCAAGTGACATTAAAGATTCTTTTAAGAATGACAAAGAAGTACTTAAAGCATTAAAAGGTTATACTGACCAACATGATGGTGAAGAGTACGAAGAATATGATGAAGACGAAGACCAAGAAGAATGGGATTAAATGTCAAATTGGTACACAAGGATCACAACTAATCTAGCTGTGATACCCGATTTCATCTCTCATTGTGAGAATGAATTATTATCTGCAAAAAGTGAGGTAAAGGTATACGGCAATGTTGAAAAAAACATTGCCGCATTACCCGGAGTAACCGAACATCGTTTTAATCAACTACAAGAGATAGAAGCAGTATTAAACTATCTCAACATTCAATTACGGAAAATTCGCCGAAAACATTTTCAAAAATACTTAGAAGCGTATAATAGAGCATTGACAAGCCGTGATGCTGAAAAATATGTTGATGGTGAAGATGAAGTAGTAGATTTTGAAACACTTATCAATGAAGTAGCATTACTAAGAAATCGTTGGTTAGGTATAATGAAGGCACTAGAATCAAAAAACTTTATGTTGGGTCATATTGTTAGATTGAGGGCAGCCGGTATGGAGGACATAACAATTGGCTAATAATACATACAGTAGTAACACAATAACATTGAACGGTACCGGTGGTGGAACTGGATTAAGTATATCACCATTATCAACCTCATCTATTACAATGGATGATAGTTATCTTAATGGCTTATTTAAAAACATCCATAGAAGTGACTATGTTAAACGGTATGAAGTCATTGAATCAACCGAAGATGTATTAGCATTAAGTGTTGCATGGAAACGTCTACGTGATAACAAGGATAAGAGTACACACTACATGGGTATCACTAGCCTTTTAGATGATAACTTGTTCAGAAGGGTAGAAGAATCTGACAGAATTCGTGCTAATGAAATTAGAGATTACTTCAGTAAAAAGATTATGTTATGGTCTCTTAAAGGTATTAAACTATCAAAATATAGACAAGACCTAAATACATTTATTCATGGTAATGATAAAAAAATTACAGAAGAACTGTTACCTATTATTTTTAGATTGCCTGAATTCTATGAGTATGATGTTAAATTTGATTCATTTAAAAGAGAAGTTAAATTAGACTTAGCTACTTTTGATTCACCTCCTCTTAAACAAATCACTACATTGACACCTATTACAAGTTTTTATAAAAGTAATAAACGTATAAAACAGTTTGAATATTGGTTAAAAAATAGTAATGGCAATGCACATATGATTAGTATTGAACCAAAGAATCCTTTAAAACATATTTGGGATAAAATGTTCATTAATGAACATTTGCGTATTGAAGGCACGTATTATCCTAAAAAATACGATGAATTACAATACTATCAGTTACTAAATTGGTCATTAGCCTAAATTTGACATTAAATGGCTTTGGCTATACAATAGAGTCTTATTCAGTTAAAAGGGCTTTATGGGTTACAAAGTTGTTGCAGATAAGTATCAAATGGACGACATGCGTACTAAATATGGTCCACGTAACGGATTAGAAGGACCGTTCAATTTCTCCGGTAGAGTGTTGTATTATGACAACAAAGAAGGCCAGTACTATGATCCTAGATCCGATTTCTATGTAGAGCAGTCGGAAATGAACGAAATCCATGCTAGTTTGATAGCCAAAATTTGACAATAAATGGACTTTCTGCTATAATAGAATCTTAGACAGTAAAGAAAAGGACTTAGAAATGACTACAGAATTCAAATCTTGGGAAGAGTTGACACAATTAGAACAAGCCCGAGAACTTTACTGGGACATGTACAAGGATGCTTACGGTGTTCGCCCCCGCGGTGTTGACACCTCACACTGGGCCCTTGAAGATTTTGAAGCTGAGTTTGAAGGCCTTGGTGTAGCTATTGAAGCCGAAGAAAAGATCCGTGTTGCGTCAGAACAACATGCAATTTTTTCTTTTGAGAAACGTATCAGTGACCTGATGTTTTCAGGTGCTAAGGACCGTGCTACAGCTATCCGCTGGATCCACGAAGCTGAGGACACTCAGGGTGATGATGAGTACCTGTGCTATACATTGGGCTTGCCCTATATGTATTTTCGCAAGGTAGCGTAATTTGACAATAAATGGCAATCGTGCTATAATACTTGTATTGATTGATTAACACACAGGAGAAGCTATGTCTACAGTTCGTATTTTGTCAGGTTCATATCGTAATGAAGCAGTTGTAGGTGAAGTGTTTACACTTGTCAAGGGTTTTCAGACAAGTAAAAAAGGTAGTTATGTGACTGTTAAAAATGATGGTCAGTTTCCCGGTCGTAGTGCTGAGATTAAAATCTTAGTAGATGCGATTGATAATATTGAATTTTTAAATGGAGATAAAGTTATGGCTAATGCTGTAGTAGAGTTTAAGAAAGAAGTTGTGAAAGAATCAGAACAAGAAGCAATGGATCGTATTGCTACACGTTTTGAGGTCCTTGATGAAATGTCACGTGCCTGTATCAACGGTGATATCCGTGCTATGATTGTTTCAGGCCCGCCCGGTGTCGGCAAGTCATATGGTGTTGAGACACAAATGGAGAAAGCAAGTATGTTTGACAAGCTTGCAGGCAAACGTGTGCGTTTTCAAATTGTTAAAGGTGCTATGACAGCATTGGGTTTGTATACTCAACTATACAAGTATTCTGATACAAAGAATGTGTTAATTTTTGATGATTGCGATTCAGTTTTTACTGATGACTTGAGTTTGAACATTCTTAAGGCCGCACTTGATTCAGGCAAGACTCGTAGAATTTGCTGGAATAGTGATTCACGTTTGTTGCGTGAAGAAGGTATCCCGAATACTTTCAACTTCAATGGTAGTGCTATTTTTATCACTAACTTGAAATTCGGCAATCTCAAGTCTAAGAAATTACAGGACCACTTAGAGGCTTTGCAGTCACGTTGTCACTTTCTTGACTTGACGATTGATGGTGATCGTGATAAGATGTTGCGTATCAAGCAGGTCCATCGTGATGCTGATGGTGGTTTGTTCAAGGATTATGATTTTAATGAAGAACAATCACAAACTGTGATTAACTTCATGTGGGACAATCATACTAAATTGCGTGAAGTGTCCTTGCGTATGTGTTTAAAGATTGCAGACTTAGTTAAGATCAGTCCCGGCAACTGGCAGAATCTTGCTAAGACAACTTGTATGAAAGCATAACCCCTGCAGTGTGCGTAACGGCAATGTCAATAAGCCCGTTTCGTTAAGAGTTTTTTGTTCCTTCGTTAATCACTTTGAGAGACTTCGGTCTCTCCTTTTTTATTGATTTTTTGTTTTATTTGTTGTATAATTTATAAATGATTGAATTGAATAATAAAGAACAGCTTATATACTACATGGTTGCTAACTTAAGACTAAGTAGGTATGATATTCGCTTCCTTCAAAACCTTGAAAAAATCACTGTATCTAAACAACGTATCACTAGTAATCAATCAAATTTGGTTGATAAACTTATTGAAAAATATGAACGTCAATTTGTGAAAAATCAAATGTTTATTAAGGAATTATTAAACCTTCCTTGGAAAACACTTATAGTAGAAACTACTGATGAATACACATCCGCTCACATAGGTATTGTAGATGACAATATCATACTAAAGACACCTTATAATAAAGCATTTATTACAGCATTTAGGGCACTCAGTCAATCTAGTTTTGTATGGGATAATATCAATAAATACTACATTGCTGATTTGAGTACCTTTTCACTAAAACTAGCATTACGTATGACTGTAATTTTCTTCACTGAAATTAGATATAGCGATAATGTTAAGAAAATATTAAATCAACAAGAGTATTACAAGGATGTAAAATACTGGACACCCACATTAGTTTGTGTTAACGGTAATTATATGATAGCATGTACTAGCTCTGCATTGGATAACGCTATACAACATATTAAATTAAACACAGAATTAATAACATTAGCTGAATTAGTACGCTATGGTATAGATATAGATGAAACTATTTTACTAACGGATGAAGAAAGATTTGCTGGTTCATATAATCCCAAAGTAGAATTGTCAAACATATGTGATATTGTACCTTGGTTAAAAAACATCAAATGTGATTATGTCACCGTGTCCGGAATAGGATTGTCAACTAACATAAAGTGTAAAACTGAGTTAAAGCAATCATTGGAAATTGCAGGGATACGTTATAATGATTCTGGAAGAATGATGATACATGATAATACAAGCAAGTATAAGTTTCCAGTAGTAATCAAATTCAAATTGATAAGTGATATGGATCATGCTAATACAGCAAAGATAATCAATGTGGTGAACAGTCAACCAGTTAACTTGGAAAAGAATGAAACAATGTAAAATAATCGTCAAAGACGAAGTGAATGTAAAGATTGAAGGTCTTGAACTATCAGAGCGTAAAGCACTGATGAAAATGTTTGAGTATGAAATACCCGGTGCACGTTATCTTCCTGCAGTAAGACTAGGTAGATGGAATGGTAAGGTAAGCTATTTTAGTTTAGCGGGTAGTACATACATTAACTTGTTACCTGAAATACTACCTTACCTAGACAATGCAGGATATGATATTGAACTAGATGATTTAAGAGATTACACAACAACCTTTACTTTTGACAAAGTGTCCGAGGATACATTCAAAAATAAAAGCTGGCCTAAAGGTCATCCTAAAGAAGGTGAGCCGGTAGTATTACGTGATTATCAAATTGAACTTGTTAATAACTTCTTAGAGAACCCTCAATCACTACAAGAAATTGCAACCGGTGCAGGCAAAACATTGATGACTGCGGCATTATCTAATAGTGTTGAGAAGTATGGTCGTAGTATTGTCATCGTTCCAAATAAAAGTCTAGTAACACAAACAGAAGCAGATTACATTAATCTAGGATTAGATGTTGGTGTATACTTCGGTGATCGTAAAGAATATAATAAGACACATACCATTTGTACTTGGCAAAGTCTTAACAACATGCTTAAGAAAACAAAAGCCGGTGAAGCAGAAGTTGATATTGGTGACTTCATTGAAGGTGTAGTTTGTGTCATGGTTGATGAGGTTCACATGGCAAAAGCAGATGCACTCAAAACATTGCTTACTGGTGTATTTGCTAAAGTGCCCATTCGTTGGGGATTAACAGGAACTATCCCGAAAGCTAAGTTTGAAGCACAAAGCATTTACGTGAGTTTAGGCAATGTGATTGGTAAACTATCCGCTAGTAAGTTACAGGATCAAGGTGTATTAGCACGTTGTCACGTTAACATTATGCAATTACAAGATGGTAAAGAGTTTACTAATTATCAAAGCGAATTAAAACATTTACTAGAAGATAGTGAACGATTAGATAAGATAGCTAGTTTAATTAGCGGTATTAATGATACAGGTAATACATTGATCCTTGTTGATAGGGTGAATGCAGGAAAAGAGATTGTTAGTAGATTACCCGGTAGTGTGTTTGTCAGCGGTGCTACTAATATGGTTGAGAGGAAAGAAGAATATGATGAAGTTGCAACCTCAAGTAATAAAATTATTGTGGCAACATATGGTGTTGCGGCTGTTGGCATTAATATACCTAGGATATTTAACCTTGTTTTGTTGGAGCCGGGAAAGAGTTTCGTTCGGGTTATCCAAAGTATTGGACGTGGAATTCGCAAAGCAGAAGATAAAGACCATGTACAAATCTACGACATAACCAGTAGTTGTAAGTTTGCTAAACGGCATTTGACTCAACGTAAGGCTTTTTATAAAGAGGCCAATTACCCGTTTGACGTAGAAAAATTGACATATAGATAAGAATGTGATATAATAACACTATGCGTATATTAACCCTAGACAACGAATTCTATAATTTAGAAACACTTCCCGAAGAAATTGATGACCTACGTTTTGCGATACTAGATAACAGTAATCCACAAAACGTAGATTATCATTATATCCCATTAATCTTTTTAGAATCATTTAACAGTCCTGCACTTGTATTAAAGATAGGAAACAGTACTATTAAAATGCCTGTTGATTGGCAAATACTAATTGGTGAACAAGAGCATGGCGATTTAGAAACATTACCCTTAACTAGTATCAATGATAGAGGCTTCAATGCATTTGAATTTAATCCATTAAGTTCATTCAGTCCAAGTTTTGTGCCGATTGAGATTATAGATATATACCATGATGTAACCTGGTATGCTCCTAGATTGAAGAACGGTCAATTCTTATGTGTTCCGTTAGATGATGGTCCTAAACCTAGATGTGTTTATTTTGTAAAAGAGATTAGTCGTAACTGTGAAATAGTAGACTATTCAATGGCTTTCTGATATATAAATATTAGTGTAGTTCGCGGGCGTAGGAACCCCAACTACTCTAATGCTATATAGGAGCACCAGCATGATTATTTACTATTTGTGTGTAAAAACACATTCTATTACCGGCTTGAAATATCTTTGTCAAACTACAAAATCCGATCCATATAAATATTTGGGTTCAGGAAAATATTGGAGACTACATCTTAGAAAACATGGATATGAGCATTTAACTGAGGTGATTAAAGAATGTAATACCAAAGAAGAAGTTAAAGAGTGGGGAGTTCATTTTAGTAAACTTTGGAATGTAATAGAAAGTGATGAATGGGCAAACTTAATGGAAGAGAACGGTGGAGGGGGCAAAACAATGCCGGAGCCGTGGAACAAAGGAAAAAAGTCCTCACAGAAAACAATACAAAAACAAAGAGATGCTGTTACTAAAAGAACGACTGAAACTAAACAAAAAATGGTTGAATCCGGTAAACGATCCTACGAAAAAACCTTTAAGCTCTTAACAAAAGAACAACGACAAGAAAAGTATAAAAATAGTCTAGGTAAACTGACCATAGAACAACGCAGAGAAATAGGAAAAAAAACAGAAAACAAAGGTGGAGAAGTATGGAGTAAAGCATCATCCGGCAAAGTTACTGTTACTGATAAATTGGGAAATAGTAAGAGGGTACCACAAGACTTGTTTAATAAAATGAAAAATGATATGATTGTAAATAATATTCCGATGATAGACTGGGAATTCGTTCAAGTTAGTTCATTGGAATCAAAACGTAGAAGAAATAATGGCAACTAAAAAGAGTACTCCCGTTGATGAAAAGTTTGAAGCACAAGATTTTAACTTGTTTGATGCTCTTACGGCTATGGACAAGAAAGATTATGGGTATTATGATAGACTAACCGAAGAACAACAAAAGAAGTTTGTTCCCTATATGATGACACATTGGATGAGTGCTATCAAAGGTTCAGGCGATGTTCAGGGTTATTACTTGCGTAGTGTTGACTATCATGCTAACAAATACTTGTTTAATGAATATGTACAGAAGCATCCTAAATTGCAATGGTATATGTTATGTGCTAGTAGTCCTGACTTAGGTAAACAATTTCATCAGTGGATACCTCATTTAGGTAGTAAAGTAACATCATTAAAAGAACCTGCTAAAACTAAAGATATTAAAGAATATTACACTAAGATTTATCCTAAAGTAGATAGTGATGATATTGATGAGATTGCTAAAGCATTTGTGTTAGAACATAAACGTAAATGCTATCTAGCAGAAACATACCCTAACTTAAAACAATCGGATATAGAAGTTCTTAGTCAATTAGTGACTGAGGAAGATATTAAGCAATATGAAAAAGACCGAGGAAACTAAATCACTATATGGATGTGAGTTCTGTAAAGCTACGTTCCAACGTGAAAGTACTGTACTTAAACACATATGCGAACCTAAACGTAGATGGTTAGAACGTGACCGTCAAGGTAATCGTGTGGGTTTCCAAGCTTGGTTACAGTTTTATAAGAAGAATACTGCAGGCACAAAGAATCGTACATATGAAGAATTCATTAAGAATCCTTATTACCTTGCGTTTATTAAGTTTGGCCTATATTGTGTAGAGATTAAATGCATCAATGTTAGTAGATTTAGTGATTGGTTGTTAAAGAATTCAATTCGTATTGACAATTGGCGTCAAGATACTAATTACACAAAGTTTTTGTGTGAATATTTGCGTACTGAAGATCCGTTAGATGCGATACATCGTAGTATTGAAATAACAATAGAAAAAGCAGAAGCTGAAAAGATTCAAAGCAGGGATTATTTACGTTACGGTAATCCAAACAATATATGTTATGAGATTGCTAGAGGACGAATTAGTCCATGGATGTTATATCAAAGTTCTAGTGGTGTGCAATTCTTAAGTACATTACGTGATGACCATCAGAAGATGATTATGGACTATATTAATCCAGAGCAATGGGCATTAAAGTTTAATCGTGATCCATCAAATGTTAAACAAGTTAAGGAATTATTAAATGCCGGTGGGTACTAGAGTTCGTATACCATGGCAAATAGGTCATGACATACATCAGTGGAATAGAACTTGTGTATGGGCGGTGATGAAGTTTGGGTTACCCGGAGACAAATATGAAACACACGCCACTGAAGAATATATGGATTTCTATTTCAAGGATGAACGTGATGCTATTATATTTGAGTTAACACGTGACTGATGTTATACTATATATTACTGCTAAGAGAACTATGGAAATAGGACATGAGTTACGAAACATGGGTTATATTCAGGGTGTTGATTTTGACTATGCTTACTACCAAGAGAAGTATGACAATTTTAGCCATGATCCTATTGTGAAACGACATGCAAGATTTACCTTTTACAATGATAGTAATGCTAGTTATTTTATGTTGAGGTGGGGATGAATATAACAGAAGAAATTATTAATCAAGTAGCCGATCAAATGGCTAAAGATATTGACGCAATGGTGTTAATGTCTGCATTAGGATGGAATTCTTTTGACTTTAGCGAGGGTACGGTTTATGGTCAAAAGTATTTGACTGTACAACCAATGAATAGTGTTAAATGGAAAGAAATGGAAGCATGGATAGTTGACACATTAGGACCAACTTCAGTAGATGGAGTATGGACACCTGACATGCGATGGTATATGAATAATTCTAAGTTTTGGTTCCGTGACAAAAAAGATTTAGAATGGTTTCTATTAAGATGGCAATAATAGATGAATATTATGACCACAAACTTGGATGGGCTTATACTAAGCCGGGATGGTATGAATGTTCAGTTAGAGCAGAACATATTGACAAATACAATGAGATGACACAATGGTTAGTAAACAATGTAGGAAAATATAAAAGACATTGTAGATGGTGTGTTACTGATACAAATAAAGTTAGTTTTAAGTTTAGATATGAGAGAGATTACATTATGTTTACGTTGAGGTGGAGTTGATGGCAACAATACCTCACATACAAGATTACGATGACGATGATCCTAAATTAGAACAGCATAAGAAACGATGGGATTATTGGGCAGCATTAAAACTTGTACGCAAAGAATATATGCTACAGAACAAAGAGTTTGACGCATATGATTTTGAAGATTACCTTATAGGACAATATGGTATAAGAATGAACATTATTAATGGTAACATAACTGATGGTTATGAGATTGTTGACGAAAAGAAGTACCTAATATTTTTATTAAAATTCCAATGAACAATACCCCCTTTCCCATAACCACTGTACAAAACAATAAATTTCTAGTATCATGGCCTAAATGGCAGAGCATCCGGCAGTTTGATACAAAGAAAAGACTATTGGCTGTATTGTTTGCTGATATCGGTAGTGAAGAAGTTGGTATTGCAATAATGGCAGGGGTATTAAGTGGTGGAGAAGTAGATATCATGTGGATTACAATGCACACCTGGGCACAAGATATTAATGGAGACTACGCTAGATACCTAGAAGATATGTATGATATTAAAGGTGTAGCATTTAATAATGAAGATGAAGCAATAAAGTTTCAGGACTATTTAGAGAAGAAATATATTTGGAAAACATTACAGGCGTAATATGGCAAATCACATTATGATAGATATTGAGAGTTTAGATACAACACCTGATTGTGTTATACTAACTATTGGCGCAGTAAGATTTGATCCTAAAGGTCAAGGTGTAGTTGAACGATTGGAATTACGCCCTACAGTTGAGGATCAGACAGAGATTTACGGGAGAAGTATAAATGAAGATACATTGCGATGGTGGAGTGAGCAGAGCCCTGAAGCACTTGAAGAAGCTATGGGAGACGGGGGACGTGTGCCATTTAAAGAGTGCATGGAGACCCTTTATAAGTTCTGTTGGAATCGTGATGCTGTTTGGAGTAATGGTGCGAGCTTTGACGTAGTTGTTATGGAAAATGCATTTAGACAAACAAGCAACAAGCCTAATCCTATTCCCTGGCCTTTCTGGACTATTAGAGATACTAGAACTATTTACGACATTACGGGTGTAAAACTTAAAGACGGTGGTCATAGTACAAGTCACAAAGCAGTAGAAGATGCCGAAAGACAAGCTATTGTTGTTCAAAAAGCGTATACTAAGTTAATTAAAGCAGAATTGGTGGCACCAGCAAGATGAGAATAGATAGTGATATTGACATTGACTTCGGATCAAGAGATGATTTATTAAAATTAATTAAGCATACTCCTGCCGCAATGCGTAATGTAAAGCCTATGCGTAAACATGCTACTGGGGTGTATATTACAGATGTGCCATACGATCCAGTTAATGATATGGCAAGTATAGATTATACAGTTGCAGATAAGCGTGGTTATTTTAAACTAGACCTATTGAATGTACACGTTTATAGTCAGGTACGTGATGAACAACATCTATTAGAGTTGATGCATGAACCCAATTGGAGTAAATTAAAAAATCCTATATTTGTAGAAAAGCTAATTCACTTAAACAATCAGTTCTACAATTTACAAAAGATGCCAGAACCAGTAGATAGTATTACAAGATTAGCTATGTTTTTAGCAGTTATTCGTCCTGGTAAAAAGCATTTGATCGGTGAAAGATGGAGTGAGATTGCTAAAACTGTGTGGGATAAAGGAACCGATGGGTATACTTTTAAGAAAAGTCATGCCATAAGTTATTCATGGCTTGTTGCTGTTCATATGAACCTATTAGGGTAAGCGTTTAACTAGTGTAATACTACGGCGTTTGCTTCTACGTTTGTTTAATTCAATGATACTACATACAGGACCGTGTAGTATTGTGAGACTTTTGTTATTGAATGTTCTAATATAGGGTTTAAAGATGCTCCATTCATCTTTTAAGAACAGATTTATGGGAATTAATCTATTACTTTCCCACCACCAAACGTCTCCTAATTCCAAGAATTTCTCTTTAATGTTATTATCTATAATAGCCCCGTAGTCATATATAGTGGTGACGATATCGTCACGGTTCTGGACAATGCCCACATAATCCTGATTTGCGTAGGCACAAATGGTTATGAAGGGGTGATTTTCAGTTAGGCGTTTAAAAAACTCGTTTTGTATCATTAAAATTATAGTCTCGGATATATTTATCACCCTTCCCAAACCAATAATAAATTAATATATATGGATGACTAAATACACAATAGGAGATTACATTTGTGTACTCAACCCAAGTTTTCATTTATACACAACGCCAGATCGTTGTACTATTATCAGGATATTCGCCAAGGAGTTATATGCCTCAGTATGCCAAACCACTGACCCTACACAAAGGTGTAGACAATCAAATACAGTTTCAGTTCCTTAATCAGCAACAAAAACCGGTAGATATTACAGGTAAGTCTATCGTATGTAGAATTATTAACTCTACTGGTGGAGCGGTATTATTACAAAAAGCATTAACATTACAATTACCTGCAACGGGTATTGCCGCACTAGAATTAGGTCCTGCTGATATAGACGGATTTGATGCACAGAAGTGTTATTATTCATTAGAAATTCCAGTGGGTGAGTTTGACTTCCCTGTATTTGTAGACCAAAATGCAGGAGCACGTGGTGATTTAAACATTGTTAATAGTATCCTTCCTAGCTTTATTCCTTCAATGCCTGTCACAATTCCTACTGGTCAAGCATTCCCTAATAATAACGCAAATGGGAATAGCGATAGCAATCTAATATATTACACTAGCGTTATCAGTACAAATGACAATAGCATATTGACCATACAAGCTGAATATAGTGACTATTATGGTAACATAGCTATTGAAGGTTCCACAATTGTTGATGGAGATTGGTATCCAATCTTTGCTGACACATATGAAGAAGTAACCGATACAAAAGGTTATGTTGTAGAAGGCTTTCACCCATATATCAGAATGCAATTTGAAAGCAATGCTGGTATGGTAACTAATATATTAGCAAGATAAACAACCATAGTTGTTGATATCTCTGTTAGAGTATGTTATACTACTACTAATGTTTGATATTTTATCTATAATTCCCGGCAAGAAAAAGACTACAAGTAGCGGCTGGCATAGCTTTAATGCTATTTGTTGCGGCCATCTTGGGCATAAACCTGACCGCAGAATGCGAGGTGGCATTAAGTTTGACGGACAAACTAACTGGTCTATGCATTGTTTTAACTGTGGATACAAATGTAACTTTGTATTAGGTCGTAGCATATCATATAAAACAAAGCAACTATTATTATGGTGCGGCATTGACGATACACAAATAGGTAAGTGGAGTTTAGAAAGTCTACAACAAAAAGATTTACTTGATATTGTCATACAAAAGAAAACTAAAATAAAAATCAAATTCAAGGATCACGAATTACCTGAGGGTGAAATGTTAGACGAAAATAATCCATTACACAAAGTGTATGTTGATTATGTGCAATCGAGGGGGATAAATCATAATGAGTATCCGTTCTTAATAACACCTAATCTAAAAGGTCGTTACGCAAATAGAATAATCATTCCCTACACTTATAAGAATAAAATTGTTGGTCACACTAGCAGGTTCTTAGACAATAAAATACCAAAATATATCAACGAACAACAGCCGGGCTATGTGTTCAACATTGATATACAGAAACCTGAATGGCAAGTATGTATCTTAACAGAAGGTATATTTGATGCATTAAGTATCGATGGTATAGCAATTATGCATGATGACATAAGCAACGAGCAAGCACAATTGATTGCATCATTAAATAAACAAATTATTGTAGTCCCTGATAGAGATAAAACAGGATTAAAATTATGTGATAGGGCATTAGAATTAGGTTATAGCGTTAGTTTACCTAATTGGGAAACGGATATTAAGGATGTTAATGATGCTGTAGTGCGCTATGGTAAATTGGCAACTCTATTAAGTATCTTACAAAATGCTACAATGAGTAAAATAAAAATAGAAATACAGAGGAAGAAAATTGAGAAAACAATCGGATAATAAAGAATATACTGTAGAATTGCAAAAGTTGTTTCTGCAAATGATGATTACAAATGCCGAGCTATATACCAGAGTTATGAACATCATGAACTCGGAAAACTTTGATAAATCATTGCGCCCTGCCGCAGAATTATTTAAAGAGCATACAACAAAATATGGAGTACTACCTGATAGTACACAGATTAAAGCATTAACTGGTATAGATATTGAAGTCATACCTGAACTGAGTCAAGGACATTATGATTGGTTCTTTGAAGAATTTGAAAGTTTTACTAAACGACAAGAACTAGAAAGAGCAATATTAAAAAGTGCTGACTTACTTGAGAAAGGTGATTTTGGTCCTGTTGAGAAACTAATTAAAGATGCAGTACAAATCAGTTTACAGAAAGACATGGGTACAGATTATTTTGCTGATCCAGCAGGAAGAATTAACAAATATTTTAACAGTGGTGGACAAGTTAGTACAGGCTGGCCGCAAATGGATAAGATATTATATGGTGGTATGAGTCGTGGTGAATTGAATATCTTTGCAGGTGGTTCAGGTTCAGGTAAAAGTCTTGTTATGATGAACATAGCATTAAATTGGTTACAAACAGGAATGAGCGGAGTCTATGTCACATTAGAATTGAGTGAAGAATTAACTAGTTTGCGTACAGATGCTATGTTAACTAATATGGGTACAAGAGATATTCGTAAAGATATCGGATCAACTGAACTCAAAGTTAAGATGGTAGGCAAGAAAGCAGGTAAATATCGTGTTAAAGGATTGCCTGCACAAAGTAATGTAAATGACATTCGTGCTTATTTAAAAGAGGTACAAATTCAAACAGGTATTAACATTGACTTTGTGATGATTGACTATTTGGATCTAGTAATGCCAGTATCTGTTAAAGTCAATCCTAACGACCAGTTCATCAAAGACAAGTATGTTGCTGAAGAATTGCGTAATCTTGCAAAAGAGATGGGGATACTAATGGTGACTGCATCACAGTTAAATCGTAGTGCAGTAGATGAGATTGAATTTGACCACAGTCACATTGCTGGTGGTATCAGTAAGATTAACACAGCAGATAATGTGTTTGGTATCTTTACAAGTCGTAGTATGCGAGAGCGAGGTAAATATCAGATTCAATGTATGAAGTCACGTAGTTCGACGGGTGTAGGTATGAAGATTGATTTAGAATATAATATTGAAACCATGCGTATTAGCGACAATGGGGGCGACGGTGACGATAGTTATAAACCTCAACCTAGTGCTATTGATATTATGAATAAGTTAAAGCCACAATCTACACTACAATCAACTGATCCTATTATTGACCAAGCTACAGGAGAAATATTAGAGCCTGAAAACAAGAAAGTTGTAGTAGATGTTCAAGGGTCAAAATTGAAAAATTTGCTTAACAGTTTAAAGAAATAAAACCGTAAAATAGATAAATACTATTAGGAAACTATTATGCAAAAACAAACTCGCAGCCTTCTGCAGGAATTGGAAGCTATCGGCAATAATCGTGATACAAGTCACGTTATTGAGAGTAGAGCCCACAATATCATTACCAGTGCAATCAATCTATTAGAGATGATTAATAGGAATTATCCTAAAGAACAAGCAGAGATATTAGAGAGAAAGTTGCTTGGTGCGATTAAATCCCGTGACCAAGGAAAGTTCTCTAAATCAATAAAGAAGAACAGCGACAAAGAGCAGTTATGAATTTAGCGGAAACACTAGCATTACTTAAATCTAAAATTGACAAACTATCTATAAATGAAGATAAAGGTCATTTAGACCATCCAGAAGATTTAATCTTTTTGGGTGGAAGTGATGGTGCTAATCGTGCGATACAAGCTACTATTGCTACAGTTAAAAATCCAGCAACAGTTACAATCAAATGGGATGGATATCCTGCATTGATATTTGGACGTAATAGTTCAGGTAAGTTTAGTATTATGGACAAGCATATGTTCAATAAGAAAGACGGTACTGGTCGTCAAGTATTCAGCCCAGAACAGTTTGTTCAATATGACCAAGCACGTGGTGTAGGACGTGATAGTTTATGGCCTATTATTAATGAGATATGGCCTGGATTAGAAAAAGCTAGCAAAGGTGCTAAAGGGTATTATTGGGGTGACTTATTATTTCATCAACCATTAAAAGACCAAAATGGTAGTTATGTTTTTAAAGCTAATCCTAATGGTATTACCTATAATGTAGAAGCTAATAGCCCAATTGGACAATTAATGAGTGGAAAACGTGCTGGAATTGCCGTACATCAATATATTGATCCTAATGCAATGACTACAGATGAAGCAGTTACATTGAATGGTAATATTGGCCAATTAAAGAATAATAGTGATGTTGCAATTGTTCCTAGTGCTATGCCAACAGCTCCTAAACTTAAGATAGATACCACCTTAGTAAAGAATGCACAAAATGCAATTAAGAAATATGGTCCTGCAGTAGATCAATTAATGAATAGTGCACCACAAGCACGTAATACGTTTAATCAATTATTTACTGTATATATTAACAAGAAAATTGTTGCAGGTGATTTGAACAATCTACTTGCTGGATTTATGGATTTTGTACAGAATAGACCTATGACCGATAAAATGAAAGCAAAGATAGTTGAGCATTTAAAAGCTAACGAAGCTGGGTTAGTAGGTGCGTTCACTATATGGATTGAGATGTACAAACTAAAAATGTCAGTTGTCAATCAATTGAATAAAGCCGCAGAAGTTAGTCCTGTCAAAGGATATTTACAAGATGGTACCGAGACACATGAGGGTTTTGTGTCTAATGGGTTAAAATTTGTAGATAGAATGGGCTTTAGTCGTCAAAATCTAGCCGGAAGATAAGCCAAATCCTGGATTTTTTTGTGCCAGGCATAAATAAGTGTAGAGCTATATGCTCACAAACTTAAAGGAATTTTATCATGGCACAATTTACACGCACAAACGGTGACTATCTACCAGTTATTAACTACGATAGCCCAGCTTACACAAACTCTGGTGTTAACGCTGTTACTTCAGCCGCAACAGTTCAACCTCAAGGTCCTAAGTTAGACTTTTTCACTGTCACATTTGATGGTGCATTGACTACAACTCAATTGAACACAGCAGTTCAAACGATTCAACAACTATGCACAATTTACATGTATGAGTACACAGATGATACTAATGATACATTAGCTATTGCTGTTTATCCAGTTGGCGCATGGACAACTACATCTTTAGACACTGCTTTGACAGCGGCTGTTGAAGCTGTTACAGTTACTGCTACTGCTACATTCACAGGTTAATTTTTAACTTGATTAAAAGGACCCGAGAAATTCTCGGGTTTTTTTACCTCTATTAAATAGTAATATGAGTTTTACTATTACTTGCTACACGCTATTTGATATTACCCCCACAGGAGTAATGAATAGGAATCGTCCTGTAGTTGATGAAGAAATACCAATTTGGTTACAAAAAAGAAACACACAATGTAATTTTGATACAGTGATACAATCAATCTCATTAAGAAGTCAACCTGACGTTACTAGAAATCCAGAAAAAATACAAATACGATTTGATGAATTTAATAACTTTGGATTTTTATATCAACAACTTGAAAATGAAACGTATGATTGTTGGTCATTTGACTTTGACATTCAACATCCTAGTGTGTTCAATGATGGTATAAATGAGTTAGGATCATTATATAGTGATTGTGATACAGTTCCTATGATTAAAACTAATACTGCTTGGAATAAACTTCCTGCATTCTTAGATACATCTGATGAACTTAGAAATATATATTTTAAAGTAGTAAATTATGGTTAAACGTAATAATCCAGAAAAACAATTGGAAAAATTAATGAAATCTGACTTTTTGGGGGAGTTAGAAGATGTTATAATTTTTCAAAATACTGATGGTAGTTATGAATTATTCAACACTTATCGTATTAATAAAACTAGTAAAGATGATTATATAGTAACAATGCTTACTACATTTACTACACATCAATTTAACACACTCAAAAATGCGGTAGCATGGTGTACTTATGATAAACGAAATCTATTATATCAATCTGAAAGGATATTATTATTAGATAATTTACTAGCAGGGTTAGATGTTGACATATTATTGCATACTAAAATATTTAAAAATGCCAAAAATTCTGATGATAAATTGATATTTTTAGCTAAACTCAGCGAGGATAAACTGAAGAAAAAGCGGTTTACGGATGAACTATACACATATGTAAGTAATTCTAAAAAATGGCAAACCAACAGATTTAACAGAAAACCCTTATAATAAAACAAAAAAGATAAATACTTCATATTAGTCTTGGAATATAACTATGAAACTAACCGAATTTGACAACAAAAAAATATCAACTGCTAAACAAGCGTTGAATGAACACTATTCTCTTCCGTTCAATACAAAGAGAATGACCGTTACGGAAACTAAGTCTATGCTTAGTAAAGTTCGCGGATTGATTAATGAAACTAAATCATCTACTGAATTTTATCAAAGCCAAACTAGTCCATCGTACATGAAACTAGTGTTTATGGAACAAGCACTAGCTGACCATTTTAGCTATTTGCAATCATTACCCAAAACTCGCATCGTTGTAGAAAACGAAGAAGTTGAGAAGTCCCAGGTTGTTCTTGCAGCCCAAGACATGGTAGACCAAATACAAAAGATGGTTGAAGAAGTATCTGATATGCTAGTAAAAGAATTACCAGCATTAACCTCAGGTGTCCAATCTGAGATTGGTGTGAATGAAAGTGAAACCTTCAATCAACAAGTTACTGAAGCATTAACTTCTGTACAAGCCGCATTGACACAAAGTAAAGGTACCATGCAATCTGCATTGAATGGCATTACTGGTCAAGGCGGTGATATGATGAATCCTGCTGATGATGCATTCGGTGATGATTCAGGTGATATGTCTGCTGATATGGATATGTCTGCTGATTTAGCCGGTGACGGTGAAGAAGATTTCAGCGTTGATGATGACATATCAATTGAAGAACCAGACGAAGAAGTACCCGTTGGTGGTGCTGGTCGCTTAAAGAGATAATGCGATTATTTGAACTATCTAATCCAAATCCACTATTAGTAAGATTAGTTGCTGTCACAAGTCAGTTAACTAGCGATATTGATAGTGGAGTTGAGCATTCTGATTGGTCAGTTGATGAGTTGTTAAATTATTATAAAGACAACGATATCATATTAGCCAAAGAAGATTTGTATGATATGATTAAAAAACCACCATTGAAGAATAGTATCTCAAACATTCAAGGTGATAAGGTCATCTTTAAGGGACAAGAAACTCCAGTTGAACCTGATGAAGATGAAAACAAAAAAGTTATCGACCAAATGGCACATAAAGCAATGAAGTAAGATGATCACCATCACTGAAAAAGCTTCCAATAAAATACAACAAATAATAGCAAAACGTGGTAAGGGTCTAGGAATACGAATAGGCGTCAAGACCACTGGTTGTAGTGGTTTGGCATATGTTTTAGAATATGTTGACGATTACAAGTATGATGAATCCATAATAAATTATGCACAACCAAATTTTATTGTATTAGTAGATAAAAAACATGATGTTTATTTAAAGAACATGACTGTAGATTATGTACGTAATGGGTTGAATGAAGGCTTTGAATTTAGTAACCCAAATGAGCGTGACCGATGCGGTTGTGGAGAAAGTTTTAGAGTTTAACCTAAACTCTTGCATTAAATTATAAAATATATTATAATAGTCTAATGTACATTCCAAACAAATATAATTATGTTCCTTTACTCAGGGAAACAATAAACGGGTCACGAAAATATGCAACACCTGATGGTGAAAAACTTCCTAGTGTTACTACAATACTAGATGCTACTAAAAGTGAAGAATCTAAACAAGCATTACAAAATTGGCGTAAGCGAGTTGGCGTTCAGAAAGCACAAGAAATCACAACAGAAGCCGCAGGTCGTGGAACACGAATGCACAAGTGGCTTGAAGATTACATTAAGACAGGAGTACTCAATGGGCCCGGAAGCAATCCGTATAGCTTGCAAAGCCATAAAATGGCCCAATCAATCATTAATCAAGGTCTTGTTAAATGCAATGAATATTGGGGTACAGAAGTTCCTCTCTATTATCCAAAGATTTATGCAGGGACAACAGACCTAGCAGGAATACATGATGGCGATGAAGCTATAATGGATCACAAGCAAACAAACAAGCCTAAAAAGCGTGAGTGGATTGACGATTATTTTGTTCAGTTAGCCGCTTATGCTAATGCTCACAACGAAGTTCACGGAACAAAGATACGCAAAGGTGTTATTTTTATGTGTTCTGCTGATAATCTCTATCAAGAATTCATCCTCGAGGGTACTGAATTTGACAAGTACACTGATATATGGTTTAAACGAGTAGAACAATACTATATGCAATTCCTATAACGTTCTCTACGATTTAGTGATAAATAAGTGTAAATCTGTAAAGAATTACACTTATGGCCATAATACAAATCTCTAAAATACAACAGCGTTCAGGCAACCTAGTAGACCTGCCACAACTAGATGAAGCACAATTGGGCTGGGCAAATGATGCTAAACGTCTTTTTATAGGTGGTACAGGTAATGCTAATACGTATAATGAAAACATTGAAGTATTGACCTCATATTCTGATATAACTTTTAGTCAAATCACCGGCAGTGAAGGAAACTTAAACATATCAAATTCTCAAAACGGTCAACTTTTAACATATGTAGCAAGTTCTGGTACTTGGGAAAATTACGTAGGTTCTAACACCACTCAGTTATCTGGAGGAAAGCTTCAATTAGGTAATGTGAGTGGTTTACGTATTACCGGCGGTACAAATGGATATGTACTACAAACAGACGGTTTAGGTAATTTAAGTTGGACTACTCAAACAGGTGGTGGCGGTGGAACTGGTGTACCAGGTGGTGCAAACACACAGATACAGTTTAATGATGGTACTGGTAACTTTGGTGGAAACTCCGGATTTACTTTTGATTACATTACAGGCGCAACAACTATTCCAGGTACACTTGCAGTAAGTAATACAATTACCGGAACAAGATTAATATCTAATATTGCTACAGGTACAGCACCTTTAGTAGTAACAAGCACAACACAAGTTGCTAATTTAAATGTAGCAACAGCAGGCACTGTAATAACCAATGCACAACCTAACATTACATCAGTAGGCACGTTAACCTCACTAACAGTTACAGGCAACATTTTAAGTGGAAATGTATATGCCAATAGCGGTACAGTTGGTGCGGCTACCTTAACTGGTACACTGACAACTAATGCACAACCCAATGTTACAAGTGTTAGCACTTCATTTACCAATCTTACATTTGCAAATGCACAAACAATCAGTGGTAATAATATGACATTGACTACTGGTGCAAACACAAATGTCGGTACTATCACTGGTAATTGGTCATTAAGTACAGGCTCACAACTACGTGCAACATATGCTGACTTAGCAGAATATTATGAAGCAGATGCTCACTACGAACCAGGCACTGTATTAGCATTTGGTGGAGATAAAGAAGTTACAATAGCAGATGATGGTACAACAAAAGTTGCAGGCATTGTGTCAACTAATCCAGCATATGTAATGAATAGTGCATGTAAAGGTGAACATACAGTTGCATTAGCATTACAAGGTCGTGTACCATGTAAAGTACGTGGCAAAGTTCACAAAGGTGACATGCTGGTTAGTGCAGGCAATGGGTATGCTAGACCATGGAACAACCCTGCAATGGGAACAGTCATTGGTAAATCATTAGAAAACTTTGATGGTATAGAAGGTATCATTGAAGTAGCAGTCGGTAGACTTTAAAATAATAGGAAAAATAAAATGGCATCATATGTATATACAGGTAATTTAGTATCACAACAATCAGCAAATATTGCTACGGACAAAATTAGAATATCAACTACAGGTGTAGGTATTCACGCTGTTACAGGATATCCTAGAGTAGCCGGTACAGGAACAGCAACGGCAGCAACTAACAGTGCTACAGTGACTGGAGTTGGAACAGCGTTTAACACTCAACTGTCTGTTGGTGGTTGGATAGGTAATACAACCGGAACAACAGTAGGAATAATATCAAGTATTGCAAATGCTACTAGTTTAACACTAACCGCTAACGCAGGAGTAGCACTATCAAATGTTGCATACACTTTCAACAATGCAGGAGTTCCCTACGCAATTGCCACACAACAGTCATCAATTTATTCTGCTAATGATAGTTACAATACTGTTTATTGCGGTCAAGGCAACGTAGTAGCATTTCTGACTACTGGTGGTGGAGCAGGATCTGAATTCAGTATCACTGAACTTGGTGCACCACATGCCAATACAGGTACTCAATAATACAGTTTTCAGATAAATATATAATACACTTGCATTCTGTAAGTTTATGCAGTTACCCACTGCGTAGCGGCTAGAACCCGCTAATTTTATAAAGGAAAATCAAATGGGACGTCCTCTAAAAATCGCAAAGGCTCAAGCAGTCTTAACAATTACTGATACAGCAGAAACAGGCAGTATCGTTACAATCTCAGGTGGCAATTTAACAACATCTCCTACAGTTGGTGTAGCTAAAGGAATGCCATTCCAAGTAGCTACTACAGTTGGTGGTCTAACAGCAGGAGTTACATATTTTGTAAATTCAATATTGTCAAATACTACATTTGATGTATCAGCTACAGATTTAAGTGTTCAACCTCAAGTTATGGCAACAATGACTGATACCTCAGGTGGTTCAGTAAAAATGTCTGTTGGTGTTGTTGATGCTTATTTCAATAACCCAGTAGGTGGCGCAGGCTTCCCTGCAACAAATGCTAACACATATGGTGTAGTTGGTGGCAATACTAGTATTGTCGGTAAGCAAGTATTAACACGTGTTGCTATTGGTATTAATGGTACAGGTACATTGTATTCTGCTACAAATACTGCATATGTAACTGGTATTGGTACTGATTTAGCTAATACATTAAGTGTTGGTTCTGCTATTCAGGTAGCAAGCGCAAACATTAATGGTAGCACAGACTACACTAGTATAGGTTTTGCAAACACAGTTCCAGGATTAACAACAGTTGCTGTTGCTAATACACAAAATACAGGTAACATCATTGGTACTTCAGGCAATGCTCAAACATTATTAGCCAACGGAACAGTAAGATTTACTGCTAACTTAGGTGGTCTAGTTTCTGGTCAAGTTTACTTTGTTAAAGCAATCGCAAACGCGGCCGCATTCACTGTATCTAACACATTAGGTGGTGCTGAAGTTGACTTGTCAAGTGCGACCGGTACACCAGATGCACAACAAGATGTGGTTGAATTAGTTGCAAATGCAGCCGTAGCTTCAACCGGAGCCGCATATGTTTATGCAAATGATGAAGCTGGATTTATCGTTCGTCAAAAAGGTAAAACAAAATACCTAGTTACAGGTGGTACAACTGGCTTAACAGCACAATGCTATACAGCTAACGTTGCTAACACAGCATTGACACCAAACACAATGAACATCTTATCTACTGACGCAGCCTCTGCTACAGCATATGTTTCAAGTATTAATGACTATAACAGTGAAATCTTCCCAACGCAAGTTGCTGCCGGATCAATATCAGCCGGTACAGTCTATACAATTTACTTTGCCGGTACAACAGATTGGACAGCGGTTGGTGCAATGGCTAATATGACAGGTATTACATTCACTGCTACTGCCTCAGGATCTGGTACAGGTACTGCTGTTGCATATAGTGTTAACCCTGACATTATTGCTACATTCAATAATGCGGAGGATGCTAATGCGGCTAACGGTCAACCTAATCCGATCGTAGTAATTGCTAGTGCTTAATTATGGCAACTGGTAGAACTATTAAAATGCCAAAGACCGAAACTGATATCGCTGTGCTTCAAGTTCAAGTTAAAAACATTGAACAGGACGTCAGCGAAATCAAAAATAGTCTTAAAGAGATGCATGAATGTCTTGACCGTAACGCAGAAGAAACTAGAACACTTCTAACTAATATGCGTAACGAAGATATGGTAGCTCATAAAGAACTAGGGTCAAAAGTCTCCGCACTAGAAAAGTGGAGATGGATGATGATGGGTGCAGGCATAGTGATAGGATCACTTGGTTTTGAAACATTAGCAAAATTGCTAAAATAAAAAAAAGAGACTTAGGTCTCTTTTTTTGTAAGTGATTTTAATTTCTTCTGTACAACATCAAAGTTTACTGTACTAAATAACCCAGGATGTAATGGTTTAGGATATTGATTATCACCCACCCATGCATATCCGCAATGTTCATAATTTAATACTGGTGTGAATTCTTCATCTATCTTACAAAAAAATGTATGATATGTAAATGTATTATTAACAAACTTTTGTATGGGTATTAATTTAGCGTTGTTTGGAAAGTATCCAATCTCCTCTTGGCATTCTCTATCAACACCACTGAGTAATGTTTCCCCGTTCTCAATCTTACCACCAGGTATTCCCCAATTGCCCGGATTTTTTGTATCCGTTCTAAGTAGGTATAAGAAACGTTGTGTGTTTTTGGCGTAAAAGAAGACGCCTGCCGAGATATTATTCATGTGCTAAGACATTATAGCATAAACTAAATTAGATTACAATACTATAATCACCCTGACCATACCAGCCTTCCCAAGATTTCATCCATGCACCTTCGGTATTAACATAACGATATTGTACACTGGTTGTTAAATTAGTAACATATTCTACTGTAGTTGCAGTAGCACTATCAAATGACACAAACCATTCTCCCATAGTACTATCATATTCAATAATGTCATTAGCATATGCTACAACATTACCCCATGCAATAGTTGTATCACCTTCATTACCAATGTTATCTACAATAAGATATCTAATTCCATTTTCTGCGGGAGGTAACCCTGCATTTGGTCCTGTGACTAATGGGTTAATCACGCTGTCTACAGGATCCAATGTATTTTGAGGCAAGGTATCCGGGTCAATGTCATATATTAATAATCTATCATCATTTGGATCAAGTACTATTGTGCCGACAATTTCTGTATCCATATATGGATTTTGTAACCATATTTGACTGATACCTGGACGTATAGTACCATACACATTTAATAGACTTGACCAATATAAACTTGTGTTAGGACTAGGAGGCAAATCTAAATCTTCATTATTAGGATAGAAATCCTGATTAGCCGGTAACAACTGTAAGCTATTACCTATTAACAATAATTTATATCCATATGGTGTAATCTTTTGTCTAGTACCTAATAACAAATCATCATTTTGTATATCATCGAGTGCCGTACCTGAAAATATACTAGCAATAATTTTCTCAATAACACCCATCTTTTTAAGTTTAGCCGCATTGCTAATCCATATAGGCATATAGAATTTCCAACTCATTACATCAATAGGATTGCCTGTACCTTGTGGTATGCTACGACTACTGAATGTTAGTCCATCTTGATATACGACACTCAGTGAAGTCCAATCAATAAAGTTGTCAGTAGATTGTATTTCTAATGATGGGTTAAACAATGTTCCTAATTGCTCAATCAATTGTAATTTTTGATTATAATTAGTTGTCCATAAATCTACTGTCATTCTTAATGTATAGGGTACTGGCATTAGTCTTTCAACTGTAAATGCTTGCCCTTGTACAGTTTCATATTGTTGTGTCTCACTATTATAACTACGTTGTCGTACTTGTATCTTGTCAATAAACGTAGGGTCTTGTGTTCTACGTTGGTCATATTCTAAACCGGTGATATAATATGTAATTAGTGGTGCGCTAGGTAAATTACTAGCACTGTTGTTAGCAATGATAGTACTTGCCTGACGACTACTGTCACCATACATAATTGGCACACGAACAAGTATTTCGTTACCAGCTGGGTCTTTACCTTTAGTAACGTACCAATTACTAAAGATTTTTCCAAACTGAATTAAAAATCTGCGGACCTGATTATCATAAAAGAAAGCTGCCATATATTATATTACCGGTGGTATTGGATCTGGTGCTATTGTCAAAATAGTTGATAGCGCCTGTTTCTGTGGTATCTGTGTACCACTAGTTGTAGTAGTAACATTACTGTTATTTATGAAGCTAGACTGTTGTGACAAATCTTGTTCAGTGAAGCCAGTTTGTGTTCTTACGTTCTTAGATATACGAACCCATATTCTTCCGTCCCAGCGATAAAGAAGTTGCGGTAAATAATCTGTACGTAAGAAATATGCACCTACTTGTGGATTCTGTGGGAACGCAATACCTGCTCCTGTTGGGAATCCGTTTGGTGCTTCTGCAGTTCCATCTAAGTAACCAGTTGTATATCCAAAAGTACGTGGACTACTACGTGCAATGAATTGGAATCTTGGATCACAGTCAGCACGATAGTCCATAGTATTAGGACCATATGGTTCTGTTCCAGTAAAGCCCGGTGCTACTGGATCTTGGTCAGCAGTAGCATATGTGTTATCAGCAGTGCCATAAGGACCTGTTACGGGACCAGTAGGTAATATAGTTAATACCGTGTCACCTTCAACTGCTCCCGAACCATTACCTATACGTTCAGGAGCAAATCTAGCAGTTTCTAATGTTACTTGATGTGCCAGTTGTATAGGCTCAATAAACATATCCAATGTCATATCCCAAATACTCTGTGTGGCAGCTTTGGGGATGCGTAATACTGGACTTGCTGATTTAAATTTTGTACTACGTATCATGGATACTGTAGCTGTTACTGGTGCACCATTGTTATTGGTAACAAGATTAGTCGGTGGTGCAGGCTGATTGTATTTTCCTGATAACTCTGTATTGGTTTCAAATATACCATATGTAGGTACAATATATAAATTGTTTCTATCATAACCTGATTTAGGTACTAATCTATCAGCTTCATCTAATATAGCATTATTGATTTGTAGATTTTTATTATATGTAGCAAGTATATCTTTAAGATTCTGATTAGGATCAAGTTCCCAATATACTGAATTAGGTGGAGTAATACCAATCGGTACTTCCTGTTTACTGAGATAATTCTTATCACCGAATGTAATAGTATATCCTGCCGGATATGTTCTATTAGCATCCCATAATCCAAGATAATTATCCTGATCAATTGGCTCAGATAATATCTGACTAAATTCTTCACTATCAACTAATGGTTCACATTTAATACGCCATAAATGCGGATACCATGTAGGACTAAATCCTTCACTAGCAAAGTTACCATCTGTTATTTGATAAAATCTTTTTAATGCTACTGGTATAGTTTCTTTTAATGGATTATAATCTAGTAAGTGCGGTAATTCTAATACATCACCTACCATTAGTTTCCGACCAACTAAATCAATCATATCGTTATAATGAACGGTAATAAAGATAATGTCATTATTTAAGAATAATCCAAACTGACTTAAATCAAAATCTAAATTCTGTACATTATAATGACCACGTAATCTATAAATATTAGGATCATATGTTCTATCTCTATTCTCTAAGAATAGTAAATCTTGGATATTAGTAGGATCTAATGCGTCATATTGTGGTTGTGTATAGTCAATACTCGCACCCTGATCTGTTGGTCCTAAGTATTTGTGAATATATAAATCAGTGGCGCCAACAGTAAACATCTCTGATATTGTTCTATCAAAGAATCGATAATCATTTGATTTCGTGGGGTGATATAATGAGAGTCTAGGCATATCTATTATTTATCGTTTATAGTCGGTTCAGTAAATAGAATAAGAAAATGGGTCAAATTAAAGGTTGACAACAAATGGAACATCTGCTATAATACACAAATGCGCTATAAAATTAGGAGAACTTAATGGCAACACGTAAACCCGCAAGTAAAATCATTAAAGCTAGTGATTATTCACAGGTTAAGACACTTAACCCCAGAGATCCGGATACAGAATATTTAGGTCCTGAACCTATGTTTGCCGTACAACCCGATCCAGATAGACGCCGAGTTGCACTTATGCGTAGTTTCACATGGTATGGTCGCTTCTATGGTAAAAAAGATGCTAAAGAATTCTTAGCACAATACTTAGACCTACGTAGTCGCCCACAAGAGGCTAAAATCATGCGTAAGGTTGATGAGAAAGAATGTATCAATACATTAGCTTGGTTAGCACGTATGGAATTACGTGGACTGGAACTATCTGAAACCGAATCAGATACATTACAAAATGAAATCAAGCGTTTATTAGAAACAATACATAAGCCTCAAGTGGTTGAACAATCAGCAACAGGCGCACCTGAATCACCTACCAGACCTAACATTCAGGACATTCTAAAAGATAAAGCACGTGAAGCCGGTGGAGAACTTGAAGGACTGTTTGATGAATACATTACATCAGGCGCCGGATCAAAACATACACTAAGACCAATAGATGAAGTGGCTAAAAAGAATGTAATGCCTCAACATATTAGTTTGTTAACCGATGTATGGAAAAAGAAACTGAATGAAATTGAAGAAGCATTGAAAGGTACTGATAGTCAATTAGTACAGGGTTATCAACATCTAACTAAAACACAATTGAAAAACATTGTTAAGTTTATTGAATTGGTTATTAGTGATTTAAACAGTTACATTAGTGTTAAGAAAGCCGCTAAAGCTCCTAGGGCACGTAAGGCAGTACCAGTGGAGAAGATTGTAGCAAAACTTAAGTATCTTAAAACATTCAAAGATACTGCAAGTAAACTTGACTTAGTGAGTATCAGTCCAATCAAGCTTCATGGTGCAAGTGAAGCATGGGCCTATGACACTGCGAAACGTAAGTTACACCATTTTATAGCAGATGACTATTCTAAAACATTTACTGTTAAAGGTAATACGTTGTTGGGATTTGATACCGCACAAAGTGAAGTAAAGACACTACGTAAACCTAGTGAACAGATTAAAGAAGTTATGGGTAGCAAGCCAGCCGCTCGTAAATATTTTAAAGACATTAAAGCAGTTAGTACAACACCTAATGGTAGATTTAATGAACATATGATTATTTTGAAAGCATTCTAATGAGTAAAATTGATTTAAACAAATATAGTGAATTTGTAGAAGCTGTAACAAGCAAGGCTAGTAATGACCTGACTACATTTATGGATCGTTGTGATGAACTTGATGCTAACTATATAGGTAATGGAGTACATGGTCCTGATATCAATGTACCACTGTTACTTACCGCATGTTTAGGATTAGCGGCAGAAGGTGGTGAGTTTATTGAAGTGCCCAAAAAGATGTTTTTTCAGGGCAAACCGTTAACTGATGCTGAAGTGTTTCATTTAAAGCGTGAGTTAGGAGATGTTATGTGGTATTGGATTAATGCTTGTCGTGCATTGAATCTTGACCCAAATGAAGTTATTGCAGAGAATATACGTAAGTTAGAGAGTAGATATCCCGGTGGAAGTTTTAATGCATATTATAGTGAGAATCGTAAGCCCGGCGATTTGTAAGTAATAATTGTTACCCGATAAATACAATATACGTATCTAAGGGTAACAATTATGTCAATAACGATAACAGGTGGAATATCATTTAGTGGTGGAGTGGGTATAGTTGCACCTCCATCAGTAGCAACAGCAGGATGGTATGGTGGCGGCGAACTTGGACCTAGCAAGATATCAACTGTAAATAGAATGACATTTGCAACTGATACCGCAACAGCTAGTGTGCGTGGATCATTAAGTATAGCAAGGTACGGCATAGCCGGCGCCGGAACACTTAGTGCTGGTTGGTTTAGTGGAGGATATGCTCCGTCTGTTAATCCAGGTTTTCTATCACGGATAGATAGAATAACATATGCAACAGATACAGCTACTGCAAGTGTTCGAGGTCCACTAAGTCAATTAACAGTTAATGTTGGGGGGACATATGCTGCTTGTGCAACAAGTGATGGAACTACATACGGTTGGATTGGTTCTATTGGTCAGACAACTGTAGTAAATCGTATTACATACGCAACTGATACTGACACGGCAAGTAACCGTGGACCTTTAGTTATAGGTAGAACTATCGCAACTGCAACCGGAGATACAAGTTATGGTTGGTATATAGGGGGAAATAGTAGTGTTTACGCACCACCTCAACTGTCACAGGTAGATCGTATTACATATGCAACGGATACTGCTACTGCTTCAGCAAGAGGTCCACTAACAACCGCAGTTGCTTACACAGCATCTGTTACAGACAGTACATATGGTTGGGTTGGTGCAGGCGCAGTTGGAGCTCCAACTTATAGGATTTCAACGGTACAACGTATTACATTTGCAACAGATACTGCAACCTCAAGTACTCGTGGACCTTTAGTGGCTACTAGATATAGTCACGCAGGTACGTGTGATAATACATATGGATGGTTTGCCGCAGGTTATGCAAATGCAAGCCCTACATCCTCAGTTACTCGTATTACATTTGCAACAGACACTGCAACTTCAACAGATCGTGGATTTTTAACAGGTGCATTTGCAAATCAAGGTTCAAGTTCAGGTTTACAATAAACAGTATCTACGGCGTAACCTGATAAATACATTATACAGGTAAACAACTATGACAATATCAGCTACTGCAAATATACTATCTACGCCATCTGGTCTAACACTAGATGAACTAAAACAGGCATTATTCCAAAACGTTAGATATCGTCTAGGAGATGGTATCATTGACTTGGAACTAGATCCTCAACACTATGAGGCGGCATATAACTATGCTATCAAAGTCTATCGTCAACGAGCGCAAAACGCTACGGCAGAATCTTATACTCTTTTCACAATAGAAAAGAATGTTGATACATATACACTACCACAAGAATTCATTAACGTCAGATGTTTATATCGTAGAACGGTTGGACTAGAAACAGGACCAAGTTCTAGTTCATTTGATCCATTCAGTTCAGCTATTTTAAACACATATTTGCTAAACTATAACTATGCGGGTGGTATGGCAACATATGACTTCTATGCTGGTTATGTTGAATTAGCCGCACGTATGTTTGGTGGATATGTAGTTTATACATTTGATCCAGTAACTAAAGTATTACGTATTGTTCGTGATCCAAAAGGATCTGGAGAACGTGTCCTTATTTGGGCCGATGTACAAAGAACACAAGAAGTATTATTACAAGATCCGAGCACCGGTGTTTGGATTGGTGATTGGGTATTTGCTGTATTAAAAGGTATCATTGGTGAAGCACGTGAGAAGTTTGCAAGTATTGCAGGTCCAGGTGGCGGTACAAGTTTGAATGGTGCGGCAATGAAAGCTGAATCCAAACAATTGCAACAAGAACTCATTGAAGAACTAAAACGTTATGTAGATGGATCACAGCCCCTGACATGGGTCCAGGGATAAATTAAATTGGGTTTGAGGGTAATATATAGTAGCACATTTATCTTATCCTGTTCGCATAAATATATTTATGAAAACAGATATATTCCTTCAAAATAAATATACCAATTGGTACTATTCTATAATAGATAGAGCAATAATTAGAGGCAATATAGAGCCTAATGAAAAACATCACATCATTCCTGAATCTTTTTTTATAAAAAGAAAACGTCTTGGCTCTATTGGGTGGTTAGAAGGCAATCCTGATGATATTTCTAATATAGTAAAGTTAACACCGCATGAACATTTAGTATGCCATTTGCTGTTACCTAGAATGACTATAGGTCCCGCCAAACATAAAATGCTAAAGGCAGCATTAGGTATGTCTAGATTAATGGGACCAAAACAAGAAAGAAAAAGAGTTACTGGCAGGATGTATGCTAAGTTAGTTGAAGAATTAAGGAATAGTGAAATACCAGAATCAGCAAAAATTAATTATAAAAAGGCTGGAATAGAACGGGCTAAAAAAAGAAAAGATGCAGGATTAGAAGGTACCTTCAAAAACAAAAAACATTCAACTGATTCTTTATTACTGATGAAACTTGCCGCATCAAGACCAAAATCAAAAGCATGGAAAGATAGTGCTTCCAAAAACAGAAAAGGTAGTACCCCCTTCAATAAAGGAAAAACTTTTGAAGAACTGTACGGTAAAGAGAAGGCAACTGAATTAAAAAAGAAAGTAGCCAATGTAGGTGAAAAGAATGGATTCTTTGGAAAGCAACATTCAGAAGAACAAAGAAAGAAAAAAAGTGCCGAAAAGCTTGCTGCACCTAAACTTAAGTGTTATCATTGTCTAAAAGAAGTAGACCATATGAATTATTCTAGATGGCACGGAGATAAATGTAAACATAAAGGAGAATGAAAATTATTATAGGAATTACGGGACTAATTTCGAGCGGCAAGGACACAATTGCCGACTATCTTTGCACATTTCACGGGTTCAAACGTGTTAGTTTTGCGGCATCATTAAAAGACGCAGTAGCAGCCGTGTTTGGTTGGAATAGAGAATACTTAGAGGGTTCTACTAAAACCAGTAGAGCTTGGCGAGAACAACGTGATGAATGGTGGAGTAATCGTTTAGGTATGGAAATTACCCCAAGATGGGTATTGCAATACTGGGGAACAGAAGTTTGTCGTAATGGGTTCCATAAAGATATTTGGGTAGCAAGTGTAGAGAACAAGCTACGACAAACAGATGAGAACATTGTGATTACAGATTGTCGTTTTGCCAATGAAGTTAACTCTATTAAAAGTGTGGGCGGGATAACAATGCGTGTTAATAGAGGTGAACGTCCTGTTTGGTATAGTGCGGCAGTAGACTATAACAACGAACCTGAAGGTAGCGAACAAAAACTAAAAGCTATGGTAGAATTAGGTAACTATGCAGTTCATGCCAGTGAATATAGTAGTGTGGGATTGTTATATGATTATTATATTGACAATAATGGTTCAATAGATGAGTTACATAAACAAGTGAACTCAGTGGTCAACCTGTAAGTCTCCTCGACGCCAATTAACTTCTTTCTTTTTAACTACTTCTACACAGTTAAGACATATACTACGTAAGTTAACCAAGTCAGTATTTTCTAAATTACCGTCAACATGGAATACGGTAATTTGACTAGTAAATAAACCCTTAAAGCCGCATAAATCACATGCGGCTTTTTTCTTATACCCTTTAGTTTTCCATTTAGGGGTTCTTGGTTTAAGTTTGTTTTTCTTTCGACCACACTCATCACACATGCTACGATAATGTGTGATATCACCACGCTTGTAGTTAACAGCACAGTAATTCTTCCCACAGGTATTGCATATAGGTCTCATAGTGTATTTACTCTAGGAACCTTCGAAGGCACGGATAATGGCTCTTTTTATAAGTATTCGATAAATAATAATATGCAATTAGGGTTGTAACCCTCAGAATTTTACATAAAGGAAAAATAAAATGGCATTAACATCACCAGGCGTAGAAGTAACAATCATTGACCAGAGTCAGTATCTTCCAGCTCCAACGAATTCCGTCCCACTTATTCTATTAGCAACAGCACAAAACAAAGCTGATGCGTCTGGAACAGGTGTAGCAGCCGCAACAACGGCAGCTAACGCAAATAAACTATTCCAAGTAACAAGTCAACGAGACTTAGTAAACTTATATGGTACACCGTTCTTCTATACAACGACAAATGGTACACCGATACAGGGTTATGAGTTAAATGAATATGGTTTGTTAGCGGCTTACTCAACACTAGGTGTAACAAATCGTTGTTATGTTCTACGTGCTGATATTGACTTAGCTAGTTTAGTTGGTCAAACAAGTCGTCCAACAGGTAATCCAGACTCTGGAACATATTGGTTAGATACTACAACAAGTACATGGGGTATCTATGCTTTTAATCAAACAACAGGTAGATTCAGTTTACAAACTCCTATTGTAATTTCAAATAGCACTAGCTTATCAGGTGGAGTTCCGCTAAATAGCATCGGTAGTATCGGTGACTATGCTATAAATTCATTACAATCTACAGGTAGCCCAACAGATGCATCTGGTCAAACTTATTTCTATAAGACTACTAACAATGCATGGGTTGTAGTAGGTAGCTCGGGTTGGAGATTAGATATTCCTACCATTCAAGGTTCAAATTCTAACCCAGAATTATCTGCAGGCGACACGTTTACTATTAACATGTCCGGACTATATTATGCAACAATTACTGTTCCAGATGATGGCGGTGGTGTTGGTTCAGTTCAAGGTGTAGCAGGTGAAATTAATGATTTAGGTTGGGCAGGATTGTCTGCAGAAGTACGTAGTGGTAAATTATGTATGTTCTCTAATCAGTTATTAGCATCAGGTGCCGCAACTAATGGCAGATTATTAGTAGAAGATATTTCTGGTTCTGCATTAACTGACATGGGTATTGATGTTGTTGCCGGTACAGGTGTTGGTACTTATTATCAACCAATTGTAGCATATGGTACAAGTGCTCAAATGCCATTATGGACAAGTAGTCAATCAGCCCCTCGTCCAACAGGTTCAGTATGGATGAAGGTTGGTTCAGCTGGTAACGGTTTATCTCCGGCAGTATCAGTATTCAATGGTGCTACTCAATCTTGGACTAGTAAAACAGTTTCATTGTATGTCAACGATACTTCAGCAATTGCTGGATTAGATGCTACTGGTGGCCAAGCGATACCTACAGGTACAATATATGGTCAATATTCATTCGGTGGAAGTTTACCATCTGCTCCATTATATTTATGGGAACGTATTGCTACTGGCCCAACTGTAATTACAGGTAGTGATACAAATCCTGCATTCAATAGCGGTCCTTATTACATGAACGTATATGTAAGTGTTCCTGGTAGCAGTTCATTTGGTAGTGCTTATAACTTTACTTTAGCAGATAACACAGATGCTACTGACTTTATAACAGCATGGTCTAATGCAGCCATTCCATACACAACGGCAACTATTACAACAGATGGTGCAATACAATTGACTCATACTGAAGGTGGTGTAATTCTTTTAGATGACGCAGTAAACTCATCATATGTTGCTAATGGCGTATCTAATGGTTTAATAGAGGCAGCAGGTTTTGTTATTGGAACAACAACTGGTGTAAAATATGGTCCAGACGTTACTACAGCATTCGCTGGTGTGTCAGGCACTAATGGTGCCGGTGGTGTCGGAACTGGTGCTACATTTAGAGTTCTAACCTCATATGGTTCATACATCATTAACAGTACCGGTGTAACAGCTAGTGGAAGCGGATATGCAGTTGGTGATACAGTTGTTATCAGTGGTGCTAGCTTAGGTGGTGTAGCCGGAGCAAATAACTTAACAGTCATGGTTACTGCTGTAACAAGTGGTGCAATTGATGCTGTTACATATGTATCTGGTACGGCAGCAACAGCATATACTACTGAGCTAAGTAACTGGGTTGAGTTCACATACATCTCTAATGAAGGTGCTCCTGCAGTTGCCCCTGCTAATAACACAAACTGGTTCTACTCAGTAGTAGACCAAGTTGATATCATGGTTAATTATAATGGCGAATGGTATGGATATGGTAATAGAGATTATGACAGTACTGGTTTCCCACTACCAAGTGGAACTAATGTAACTGATCCTAATGGTCCTATCATAAGTGCTAGTACACCTTCAGTTCAGAGTGACGGCACAGTATTAGAATATGGTGATCTATGGATCAATACCAGTGATTTAGAAAATTATCCGGTAATTAGTCGTTGGGAAAGTGTTAATGGCACCGATCAATGGATGTTAATTGATAACACAGACCAAACTAGTTCTAGTGGCGTATTATTTGCTGATGCTCGTTGGTCAAGTAGTGGTGCGATTAGTCCAGTAGATGATCCTATTCCAACAATCACTAGTTTGTTAGATAGCAATTATATTGATTTAGATGCTCCTAATCCAAGCTTGTACCCATCAGGTATGTTAATGTTTAACACACGCCGTAGTGGTTATAATGTTAAACAATATACAACAAACTATTTCACTAGTTCAAACTATCCAAATGCAGGTACATTTGATGCAGGTGATCCTACTAATGTAGACAACTTGCCCGAGTTCTCATACACATGGGTAACAGTAAGTGGTAACCAAACAAATGGTGCTCCATATATGGGTCGTAAGGCACAACGTGCAATGGTTGTACAGTCATTGAATGCGGCAATTGCTACTAACACAGCAATACGTGATGAAGATAACTTCTTCAACTTGCTTGCAACTCCAAATTATCCAGAACTACAACCTGGTATGATTACACTAAACAATGACCGTGGTCAAACTGGTTATATATTAGGTGATACACCAATGCGTTTAGCTGATAGTGCTACTGACATTCAAGCATGGGCTAATAACGATGCAGGTGCAGCAAGTACAGGTGAAGAAGGTTTAGTAACACGTGATACATATATGGGTCTATTCTATCCAAGTGGATTGGCAACAGACTTGTCAGGTAATCAAGTAGCTGTTCCGGCATCATATATGATGTTGCGTACATTCTTACGTAATGATACTATCAGCTATCCTTGGTTAGCGGCTGCAGGTACTCGTCGTGGTACAATTGACAATGCATTAAGTATTGGTTATATCGATAGTACAACCGGTGAATTCATGCCAATTAAGACACGTTTAGGTATTCGTGATGTATTGTATATTAACTTCATTAATCCATTAGTGTTCTTCACTGGTGTTGGATTATTGAACTACGGTAACAAGACAAGCTTCAATAGTTCAAGTGCATTAGACAGAACTAACGTTGCACGACTAATTGCTTACATACGTAGACAGTTGACATTGGCAGCAAGACCGTTCGTATTCGAACCAAATGATGCATTAACACGCAATCAAATCGCAGGTGTTGTAGAAACATTGATGGTAGATTTAGTTGCAAAACGCGGTCTATATGATTATCTTGTAGTTTGTGACGAAAGTAACAATACACCAGCAAGAATCGATAGAAATGAACTTTGGATTGATG